GCAGCTACATAAGCCTAGCGGTTCTTATCTCAAGCCCTCGGCAGACGTGCCGGGGGCTTTCTTTATATGTGGGATAGTGGAGCATGATGACACGAGCCGAAGCGATAGCGCAGGTATCACTTTTTGTGGATGCCCAGTCCTATCCGCAGATGTCCACCACCGACATAGGAAGCATCCTAGATTCTTTCTCCCGGTTCACCACTTGGACGGCATCTACCACTTATGCTGTCGGTGACCGTGTAGTCCCTACAACGCCCAACGGCAGGGTTTATGAGTGCCGCGTAGCCGGTACGTCAGGCACGACACAACCTGATTATCCGGTTTATTCTCCTTACCAAGTCAAGGGCTTTACGCTGGAAGATGGCACAGGTGACCCAACCTTGATGTGGGTAGACCAAGGCCCGATCAATGTGGAAAGATACGATGTCAGGACAGCCACCCGCCAGGGTTGGCTTATCAAAGCCTCACGGTGTGCAAGCGACATCGATGCTAAAGAAGGCACAAGCGATGTCAAGCTTAGCCAACTCAAAGCACACTGCCTAAGCATGGCAGAGCGATACCGACCGTTGGTGTTCGCATGAGTCCTATCCTACGCGCAACCATCAGCGCTGGCATGGTACGCAATCTCTGCCAAGACCGGGTAGAGATTCACCGCTTCACCTTGACCGAAGATGGCAGGGGCGGTGCTACTGAGACATGGCGCAAGGTTGCCGAGTACAACGCCAGGCTAACCAACCAATCAGACACAGAATCAATCGTAGGCGGTGGCATCCAGTCATCGGCACAGTGGACGCTGATAGTTGCTGTCGGTGCTGATGTCATGCCGCAGGACAGGGTTTACCGGGTGGGTGATGATGCCAAGTATTACGATGTGATCGGGTCAGACTTTGGACAGACAGAATTACTTGTACAGCACGTAGGGCTGGTGGAGCGTACATCATGACAGCATCGGAATGGACTACGATAGGCATCAGCGTTTCAGGTGCTGTTATCTCGTTACTGGTCTACATCATCCAGTTCCTCCACCGTATGGACAAGCGTGGAGCGGTAGACACGGCAACGATCAAAGACCACGGGCATCGTATCGGTAGGCTGGAAACTGCAACCGGTGAACTGAAAACACAGGTTACAAAGTTGGAGGCGAAGCAATGAACAGCATTAGCATCAAGCGGTTGGTGGTCGTTGTGATCGTGGCTTTTACAGCCGCCTTCACTTCCGTATTCGGCGATGGCGTCCGGACATCCGAAGCACACGACATTGCCGAGCTCGGCGCAGTGCTGGCACTCTACGGCAGTAAGGCGGTAGCGGCGGGTGTCTCCGCTGCGGTGTCTAGTGTGCTGGCGTTCCTCACGATGCCGTTCAAGGGTACGAATGCGAACAGCCTGAAGGTGGGCAAATGAACCTGCAAAACTTCCGCATTGAAAAGGAACCAGCACCATCGACTGACTGGCTGGTCTTTGGTGACATCTACAATGAGGCTGGTGACCTTTTAGGTACATTCGGTCAAGATGGAACCAGTGTAAACATTTGGTGGGTTCAGCAAGATGAACTTTTTCAATCACAAATTGTCTCTCAATTTGCTCTGGTAATGGCTCAACAAATTGCTGATGGAGATGCCGAATAATGGCTACCTATTACGTTAGGACTGATGGCAATAACGCAAATGCAGGTACTGGGCCAGCATCAAATCAAGCGTGGCAAACGGTAACTTATGCTCTTGTAAATATGGTATTGACTACCGGCACAAACTATTTATACATTGCTCCCGGAATATATCGAGAAACGCCTACGGTCACTGTTACGCCTTCTAGTACACAAACACTTGTAATACAAGGTGACCCATCCGCTTCAATGTTTACAGGTTTATCAGCCGGTATTGTCAGAATCACAAATTTCACAAGTGACAGTACATTGCCATCGACCGGGGTAGTTTTCACTTGTGCAAAAACTTATGTAACCCTAAAGAATTTATTTTTTAGTATGTATGGTTATGCTTCATTTACATCGGCTACAAATATAGTTTTTGATTCCTGTATTTTTGACAGTTACAGCAATTCGGTTAGTTATCCTGCAAACTTGTTTCTATCAAATTCATCTGCAACCGCAATGAATTCGTCTTTTACTAAATGTGTTTTTGCAGGAAACTATGCCGGTTTGCTTGTTGCAGGTGCGACTACAGGTAGTGCATACGACATTGGTGTAACTGTTCAAGATTGTTGGTTTATCGGCGGTCAGGCAGGTTTTCGCCTTGAAGGTCAAAGCCAAGGAGTCGCAAGCGTTGGAAATGGCGCACAGATTAGTAACTGTTTGTTTACATCTGCTATTGGTGTATCGGTCAGCTCAAGCAATGGAACAAATTTAAGTGCAGTACAGAACTCAGTTTTTTACTTTGCACCATTTGGTGGCGGGCCAGCAATAAGTGCTAACACATCAAGCCGCCTGACAGAAGACTATAATCGTATAAGCCACTATTCAACTAGGACAAACGTAGCAACTGGAACAAATACGATTGTTGGTAGTGCAGCTATGGACTTTGGTTATACGGGTATCACTGGTGCAGGTATGGTTTCTCTTTTTGCACCATATTCGGGTAGCCCGCAGATCGGTGCAGGTATTGCAACAAATGCACCTGTGACTGACTTCTTTGGTAATAACTGGACATCTAATACAGATGTAAGCCTATTTGCTCGTACGTCATTGGCTAGCACATCTTTCTTTACTCCAACAGAGCGGAACGCATCCGCCATCACCATCGCTCCAGCAAGCACATCACAAAGCATCGAACTCTACCTCGGTGCTACAGGTCTCACCTTTGCTACCTCCGGTCTAGCGGCATACTACGTTAGAAATCAAGCCGCTCCGGTGGCTATAACGCTGGTCACGCAGACACCTACAGGCGCGTGGTCTTCTGGTGGCTTTGCTGAGATAAGCTCCTCCCTCGTGCCGGGCGTGTATCGTTTGGATGTGCCTAACGCCGCATTTGCCGCTGGCGCATCTGATGTTACTATCGTGGTGCGTGGTGCTGCTGGCACGAACGGAGCAGTCTTGACCGTTACACTTTCAAGTGGTGGATTGACGGCAGCGCAGACAGCCGCAGCGGTGCTTGATGCAGTTGGTTCCTCTTATGTCACCGCTGGTTCGATTGGTTATTCAATCCAGAACAGCAACGTGGCAAGCATCAGCGGTAGCACGGCGGCAGCCGATGAGCTCGAAGGCGCTTTGCTTCACAACGGAACAGACTACATCAGTGCTGAACTGGTTACCCCGGTAACCTCTGCCGCTCTGGTTCGCATGGGGCCTTTTGAGGTTAGGGCTGACGGCTTGGGGGCATCTGATCCGCTTGACATCCAGACCGGCGCACAGCACGGAATCGACATCCAGTGTGTAGACAACAATGGCGCAGGGATAGACATCACGAGCGCCACGGTTACGGCTAAGGTCTACAACTCCGGTGCTACCTTGGTAGACACGTACTCCTGTACGGCAACCTATGCAGCTGATGGCAGGGCTACGTTTACGATCGATACAACGGTAACGAACACGCCAGGAACCTACACTGCAACGATTACACGCACAACGGGTGCAAGTGATACGCAGATATTCGGGCCACTGCGCATCTATGTGAGGGACATCTAATGGCACTAATCTTTGATCTAACTGAAGACCCTCAGCAGGTCGTGCAAGTCTCCGCATGGGTCGGTGACTGGCACAGTTACGTGGTGCGCTTGGTAGACGAACTGGGAAGCCCTGTAGACATTACTACGGGTACACTCGGTGCAACCTTTACTAACATCCAGACCGGGGCATCGTATACGTTCCCGTCTGGATCGGTTACCTTGACCAAGCAGTACAGCGCACAAGGCATCCTTAGCGTTCTCAACCCTGCTGCTTACGCAACAGCGGCAGACATCCGGCTAACGATTTCCTTCACGGTGTCAACCACGGTGCGGCGCTTTGGGCCTTTACAGATACAGGTGCTGGCACCATGAGCGTAACCGTATCCCTGAAGACTACCGGTATAGATCAGTACAAGCGCAACCTGACAAAGATAAACAAGATCGTGGGTAAAGCTGCGGCTGATGTTGAAGCCACGGCAAAGCGAAGCATCAAGACAAACAGCGGTAAGTTTCGTGAGTATGAAAAGGGGCATTGGTCAAGCCCTCCAGGCTCACCGCCAAACTCTGATACTGGCTTCCTTGCAAACAGCATCATGCACCGGATGCTGACGGCTACAAGCGCCGAAGTGTCAGCGATGGCAAAGTATGCCGTACCGCTTGAACTTGGATGGACATCGAAGGGCGGCAACACCGTACCGCCAAGACCGTTTCTAGATCCAGCCTTACAGCACGTAAAACCGGCATTCGTCAAAGCACTAACCGTGGTGCTGAAGGGTAAGTAATGGCATACGAACCGGCGGTAATCGAACAATGGATATACGAGACCCTGAGCGGCGATGCTACGCTATTGGGTTTGCTTGCTCCTGACAATAAACCTGATGGCTACCAGATGGGCATCTATAACACCGTAGCGCCACAGACAGACCCGGTATCACGTAAGCCGGTGCAGGTGCCTTACGTTGTCTTCAGCCGTGCTGGTGCCAGTGGTGATGACGAAGACACCCTGTGCGGCGCTCGTGTCTTCACCACGCCTAACTACAGAATAACTGTGTGGGATACTGAAAGCGGAGCGATGAGTATGGCTAGAATACAAACCATCATGAATCGCATCGATACACTTTTGGATAATCAGACGGTGACAACCACGACCCCACGGCTTTATGTCCGCAGGACTTCAACGGATCAAACGTTTGCATTATCTGATGGTGGCAGGACGGATTTCGGGGTAACAGCGGTCTATCGCTGCTTGACCCAGCAGTAGGAGTAGACGATGCCTTTTACAAAATCATTCGGTCTGGTGGGCGAGAATTGTGTTGTTACCATTGCTTTTGGTGGCTTCCAAGACGGCGCTCCTTCAGCCTTCACCGCTAACACCTATACGTGTTTAGCCAAGTCGGTGCGTACATCTACATCGGTAGATACCGCTGATGTCAGCGCACTTTGTGACACCACGAAAAAGATGCAGGTTACCAAAGCATCCGGTTCCATCGACATCGAGCTGCTGGTAGACGGCACACAACAGACTGACGGTTCCCCGGTCTTCTTCAACAAGGAAGGCTATTATTGCCAAGTGGTTATCACTCCAGGCGCTTTGAATGCTAAGACCTTTGTAGGCATCGTTACCGCTACGGGTATCGGCATTGCGAACGGTGAAGCGGTCACAGAGACAGCGACAATCATGCTCGGCGCTAACGGTGTCGCTACCGCTTGGACATCCGCATAATGGGTATCAAAGCCATCAAGGCGGTTGCCCCTGAAGTAGAGCACGGCATCCTTGAAGTAGACCTGAGCGAGTGGGCTGGTGAAGGAGCGATAGTAAAGTTCCGCCAGCCAAAAGCGGCAGACTACTTTCCGGATGCATCCGAGCTACAGAAAATCAGGATGTCTTACGCTGAAATGGCACCTAACCTTTTGGTCAACTGCCTTATCATTGGCAAGTGCTACATTCCGGATATGGATGACCCGCAAGATGCGGCTTTCATCCGTGTACTCCTTGACCTTAGCCGTAAGAACACACAAGCCTTTTACGCTATCTACTGGTCGTTCATCGGTAAGTATATTGATGTGTCGGTTACCAAAGAGGTAGACGAAGCAAAAAACGACTCGGCGGTGTAGGCTCACTGATCGCGTATTACTGCGTGAAATACCTACACCGTCATCCTTCAGAGGTTGACCTAACGCTGGAGCAGATTTGGGAAGTTGCTGTGATTGCTCAAGATCTAGAAAAGCACGAGATCAATATGATTAAGGCAACAAGGGGAATCTTTTGACAATAGCACAACTAACCGTAAAGCTCGGCGTGGATGGCATGGGGCAGATTGTTTCTGCCCTTGATAAAGTCAAAGCCGGGCTAGGTCAAGTCGCACAAAAAGCCCAAGGTGCCGGCACTGCTCTTGCCGGTATCGGGGCCGTTGGTATTGCTGGCACGGTTGCTGGCTTTGGTATGTTGGGTAAGACCGCCTTTGATGCGGCGGTATCTTTCGAGTCTCTCAACTCCAGGCTAACCGCCATTACCGGTAGTGGTGAAAAAGCAGCTCAAGTTCTTGACATGGTTCGCAAGGTCGCCGGGCCTTCCCCCTTCACCTTTTCCCAGTTGGCAAACTTAGCAGTAGGGCTTGAATCTATCGGGCTTGAAACTAACGCTTTGCTTCCACGGCTTGCAAACCTTGGTGCCGCTTTCGGTGCTGACGAAGAGCATCTAAAATCATTATTGAACATGGTCGGTAAGTTCAAAGTCGGGCAGATGCCGGATGCTGAACAGATGGCTATGTTCGGTATGAGCCGTTCACAGTTTGCCAAAGAAGGCATAAAGTTTGATAGGGGTGGCGGTCTTGAACAAGGGCAAGAGCTGAAGGTATTTGAAACCTTTATCAAGATTATTGATACCAAGTACTCAGGTATGCTTGATGCTCTATCTGGTGATACGGCTACAAAGTTAGCATCACTTGAGGACGCATGGGAACAGGCTATGCGTACCATTGGGCAGAAGCTGATAACCATCTTGACGCCATACATCAAGTACGCTACCGACTTCCTGGGCCGCATGATGGATAGCGGAATATTAGCGGATCTAACCACAAAGTTCTTCGGCCCTATGCAAGAGTTTACAAAGGGCTTCACTGATGGCAACGTCCAAGCAAGCGTAGACAAGTTGCTGGCCTCTATCCTTGC